CCTCCGAAAGTTGATGTACCAGAAACTCCTAGATTACCATTTATATTTACATTGCTTAAGAAAGTTCCAGTACCTCCAAAAGTTGATATTCCACCTACAGTTAAATTTTTTTCAAGACGCAAACTTTCATATGTAATTTCACCGCCTACAATTATATTATATACTTCTAAAGTTCCTAAAATATTCAAATCATTATAAATTATTATATTACCATCTGCTTCTATCTTCATTCTTTCTTCAGAATTTGATAAATTATTCATGTTTGATGATTTATTAGATGTATAAAATATTAAATCAGAAGAGTAACTTCCATTATCAACTGCTAATATTTGAGTTGCCGGATTTTTATTATTATTTCTACCATTTTTATCTGATTGTGGACTTTGAAATGTATCAAAATTAATACCAACATTTGCATTTAATCCACCAGCACCATATAACTGGACTATTGGACCAGTGCCTCCGAAACCAACATTTTTTGTAGGATAAATAACAATATTTGATGAATTACCATATATCATACATCCATCATCCGCTATTAATTTTTCAGTTTTTAAATAATTATCAGAAGTTATAATTTTACTTGTATATGGAATTATATTCTTACTTTTATTAACTAAGTTATTTAAATTAGTACTCATTATAATTTTATTATATATTATTATTTTCAAAAAATATTTTACATAATAATTTTTATTAAATAAATAGTTGAAATAAAAAATGAAAAATAAAATATCATATTAAATATTATAAATTCATTATAACAATATTTAAAAAATGAGTTTAAAAGTATTTTTTAAAGAAGTTTTTTTGAAAGAAAAATCTATAAAAGCTATTTTAGATTTATATGAAACTGCATCTGAAAAAGGTTTTAAATTTGAAAGAATTGGCGATTTATTAATTAAATTAGGATTCTTATCTATGTTTCCAAATAATATACATAAACATATTATTGGAAATATAAATGAAGGCAAATTTGAATTTTTAAATGACTTTAATAAATATATTGATAATGAAAAAGAAATTAGTGGCAAGAAAACAGGAGTTTCTGATATTACTTTATATAATAAAATAGAAGATAAATATATTTTTATTTCATCTAAATTTTATATTAAAGAAATGAACGTTAAAGATTATGATATACAACATATTATTGCAATGATTAATCATAATAAACATATATATAAAAATGTTGATATATATTTATTAGTAAATGATAAAAATGATTTAATACAAAAAATTGTAAATTCTAATCAATCAAGTAACTATATGACGAAATTCATGACTATTGATAAAATTATTGATTTAAATGACTTAGAAAAATCATTTTGTAATATGAAATATTATTTAATAAAAAATAAAAATATATTTGAAAATTTTGCTTTAAATAAAAAAGTATTAGTGCCTAAATTTCATCAAAAATTATTTGAAAATAAAATATTTAAACAAATTAAATTAAATCAAAAAACATTTTTGTTAGGATTAAAACCAAGATCTGGTAAAACATTTATTGTTGGAATTATTATATCAAAAGATAATATGAATTATGAAAAATTTAATATTTTAGTTATTACACCAGCGCCAAATGAGACATCATCTCAATTTCTAGAAATGTTTGAAAACTACATTGATTTTAACGATTTTAATATTATTAATTTTAATAGTAGTAGTATGATTGAAAATTTAAAATTTACTAATAAAAATATTATTGTAACTTCTAAACAGTTGTTACAAAATTATATTAATGAAAACGGAATTGAATCTATTAAAAACTTAAATTTTAATTATATATTTTTTGATGAAAATCATTTTGGTGGTACCACAGAATTGTCAACAGATGTAATTAATACTTACAAAAAAGAAAATACTATTTTAGTTTTTTTAACTGCTACATTTCATAAACCATTACATCATTGGGTTTTTTCAAAAAAATCATGTTTTTATTGGGATTTAGAAGATGAACAGTTATGTAAAAAAGAAAATATTGATGCACTAGTAAAAAGACATGACAATGAAGTTCATGAAGTATTAGAATATTTTGAAGATGACAAAACTGTATTAAAAGTTTATGAAAAAATGCCTGAATTAGAATTAATAACAACAATGTTTGAAACAGACATTTTTAATACTATTAAAAATAAAGAATATAATAAATATGGATTTTCATTAAAAACTTTATTATCATTAACAAATTTTAAATTTAATTATGAAAATGAAGTAGAATTACTGTTAAGATATATTTCTGGTTCTGAAAAAGAACTTGATTTTCCAGAAGGAGATAAATCTATTTTTGGAAGAATTAAAACAATTTCATTAAAAAAAAATAGTAGAACACTACTATCAAATAATAATTTTACTACTCAATTATGGTTTTTACCTTTTGGGATTGAACAAAAAATCAATGATGTTTCTATTGCTTTAAAAGAATTAATGTTAAAAAACAAAATTTTAAATAAATATGAAATATTAATTTTAAATAGTAATATTGAAAGACCTACTAAAGATATTAAGTCTGAAATAAAAAAATACGAAATAATTGGAAAAGATAATGAGAAAAATGGATTAATTATATTAGTAGGAAATCAGTGTTCTTTAGGTATAACTTTAGAATTATGTGATACTGTAATACTACTAACTGATATTTTATCATCTGATAAAATTTATCAAATGATGTTTCGTTCAATGACAGAAGCACCTAATAAAAAATGTGGATTTGTCGTTGATTTAAATATTAGTCGTGTATTACACACTCTTATTGAATATTCAGTACATGATAAAGATTTAAGTATAGAAAACAAAATTAAATATATTATTGAAAATAATTTAATTAATATTGATTCTGATTATTTATTAAATAAAAAAGTAAATGAAACAGATATAATAAATAATTTATTGAATGTTTGGAAAAAAGATCCTATTAATAATTTAAAGAAAATATTAAAAAATATTGAAAATGAAATTATTGAAATAAATAACAATGATCAAAAAATTCTAAATGATTATTTTACAAAATCATTTGATGAAAAGAGTAATCATGAAATAAAATTTTTTGATGAAGGTGATGAACAAGAATTGAATGATGGTCATTCTATAGAAAAAGAATGTGATCCTGATAATGAAGAAGAAAACTCCGAAAAAAAAGAAAATATTAATATATCTTTTACAAAAGATATTTTACAATTTATTATTCCATTAATATGTTTTTTAACTATTAAAGAAAATAATAAAAATTTTTTAGAAATGTTAAAAATGGTTAAAGAAAATCCATATTTATTGGAAATATTTAACCATCAGACCTTTTTATGGTGGAATAGATCAAATATTGTTAATTTAATAAATAATTTCATAAAAAAATATATTAAAGAAAATTCTTCTATATGTAATAATACTATACTAATTAAAATGACACTTCAAAGTTTAATAGATAAACCAGAAGAATTATTACAATATATTAATGATTGTTTAAAACCTAAACAAATAGAAAAAAAAAAATATGGAGAAGTATTTACACCAATCCTTCTAATAAATGAAATGTTAGATACATTACCAATTGAAGTTTGGTATAATCCTAATTTAAAATGGTTAGATTTAGCAAATGGCATGGGTAATTTTATGATTGCAATTTATTTTAAATTAATAAAAGGATTACAAGAAATTATTCCTAGTGAAGAAAATAGAAAAAAACATATTTTAGAAAATATGCTTTATATGAGTGAAATTAATAAAAAAAATTGTTTTATTGCTAAACAAATTTTTGATATTAATAATCAATATAAATTAAATATTTATATTGGTGATTCTTTATTATTAAATACTAAGGAAATATGGAATATTGAATATTTTGATATTATTGTTGGTAATCCACCTTACAATCCGGATATATCAAAAAATAATTCTAAAGGACAAATTATTTGGCCATTATTTGTTAAAAAATCATTAGAATTTTTAAAAGAAGATGGATTATTATTATTTATACATCCTCCAAATTGGAGAAAACCTGGTCATGAATTACATAATTTAATGTTTAATAATATTCAATATTTGAAGATATTAGATGAGAAAAAATCTGAACATTTTTTCCATTGTAAAATAAGAGTTGATTATTATTTATTATGTAAAGATAATAAAAAGGATACTGCATTTATTATTGATGAAAAAAATATAGAATCTGATTTAAATATAAAAAATTTAGATTATATTCCAAATTATGGATTAAGTATTCATAAGAAAATAATGGAATTAAATATTGAAAAATTAAAATGTATAAATCCAAGATCTCATGATACAACAAGAGATTTTGTACAAAAAGATGAAGATGAAAAACATATCTATAAATTATTAAATACTATTTCTAGTAAAGGACCTAATTATTATTATTCTTCAAAGATACATCCAGTACAAAATAAAAACAAAGTTATGTTTTCAAATGGAAGATATATTTATCCAATATATGATAATGGTCTTTTAGGAGGAACTCAAAGTGTTTTATATATTGAAACTGAAAATGAAGTCACTGGAAATAATTTAATTAATTTCATCAATTCTAATATTTTTAAGTTTTTAATAAAAACAAGTAAATTTAATAATTTTGCAATTAGTCATGAATTTATTTGTAGAATCGGTGATTTATAAAAAATCATCGAAAACATTGATAATGTTAAAATAAATAATTATTTGAATATAAATGATGTTGAAAATAATTTAATAAATTCTGATCTAAAAATAAATGATGATGATTCAGAATCATCTATTAATAATGAAAAAAATATTAATAATAAAAAATCTAAAATATCAGAAACTATTGTTCTATGTGGAGTATCTTTGAAAAAGAAAGGTGAAATATGCAAGAATAAGGTTAGTCCTGGTTGTAATGGAAAATGTAAAAGACATCATTTCATTATTATTTAATTTTAAATTTTTTTATAAATTATTTATTATTTGTTCTATATCTTTATTTTTATCATAATATTCTTCTTCTTTTGTATTATCAATAATTGATTCATATTCATCATTTTGAGTATCGTCTTCTTCTTCTACATTATTATTATCATTAAAAATTTGTGTATTAAAAGTTATATTATGTTTTTCAACTAGATATTTATTAACTTTAAAAAAACTTCTACATAATTTATATGGAGCTGCTGGACGAACCATTCCAAAATATAATGTTAATATATTTTTAAAATTTTTATCTTTACACATGATACATACACATTTTATATATTCTTTATTAAATTTATAAACCTCTTTATTAAATTGAACTTGTTTCATAATATATTTCATTGGAATTGCTTCTTTAACATCAATATTACAAATTAATACCATTTTTTCATTTTTTTGTTTACATAGTAATAATAAACTTAAGTAATCTTTTTTATATTCTTCAAATGATTCGTCATTAACACCATTTTCGTTTGATTTAAAATATACAATCGGCCAATTTTTAATATTAAAATTAGATGACATATTCTCTATATATGATATGTTTTAACCTTATTTTTTTAAATAAGGTTAAATAAAATAAAATAAAATAAAATAAAATAAAATAAAATAAAATAAAAACCAAAGGTTTTTCGCTAGGAGGTAATTGTAGGAACCTGGGTTCCTCACCTAGGAGGTAATTGCAGGAACCTGGGTTCCTCACCTAGTTATTATTAACATAATTATTATATTTTCCTGGTTGATTAAGCATTGATATTGTAAACATTAACATATTTTCTTGACCCCTAAAATCAAATAAACTTCCATTATAATTAACAAATTCAATATCCATCCATAATAATTTTCCTTGGGGAGGATTGAAATATTTAATAACACTATGTACAGGAATTGTTGATTGATTAACAATTGTATTTTCCAAATTTAATAAAGGAATCACTGTAAATGCATCATTTGCAGCACCAATAGAATTTAGTAATTTAGCATCTCTAATTTTTAATATTACATATGGTTTGTTTTCTATTTGATAAATATTGGGACTGTATAAGATAGATATATTTTGAAATATATTTCCACTTAAACCTGTTGGATCTTTATTATCCATTTCTTCAAATACTATTGTAGTTAAATTTTTAATTTCGTATATTTGACAACTATATTGTGTATTAGTTGTTGAATCATATAAAATAAAATAATCATTAACATAAAAAATACTAGTAAAATCAACTTCTACTCCATTATATATAGAAGAAGCTGTTAATTTATAGAGATTATAATCTTGATCACTTTTTAAACCTGCATCCGTTATATTTCCAACTGGTACATTTATATTTGATAAATCAATCATTTCTGAAGTAAATTGTTTATTAAGAAATCCAATTGTTTTATCAATACTACTTAATTTACATGGTAAACAAGTATCATTTAATAAATAATTTAAATTATATATAAAGTCTTCATTTGTTGCTCTATTACTTTCTATACGTAATTTTAAATTAATTGGATTTCTTGAAAAATTAAATTTTGAAATAAAATTAATAAATAAATCACCATATTTACCATTAAATGCATCTATTAAACTAGAATTATCATATTGTCCTTCTGGTATATTTACTGATTGAATATTATTTACAGATTCACTTATATAAAAAACATTATTTGTTTCATTTATATTATAAAATGTATTTGGAATTTGAGCCAGAGTTAATTCAATAGAAGTTATATCTTTCCATTCTTGTGGAATATCAACTCTATATTTACTTGATGTAGGATATAATAAATAATCTCTATCTCGACTATCTATTACTAAATGCTTAGTCATACTACCATGTGTTTTATTTCTATCAGGTGGTTTAATAATATATGGATCATAGTCTGTTTTTACTTGTTGGAGATTATTAAATGCATTTGGAAAATTAGAAAAATTAGAGGACATCTTTATATTTAATATATAATTTTATTTTAAGTAGTTAAAGTTAAAATATATTATTTTTATATCTATAATATTTATAAAAACTACTAACTAGGTGTCTCTTTCACTCATCTCTGTCTTGAGATGGTCGAGATTGAGAGAATAGTTACTCTCGAGTATTGAGATAATCTCATCATCAGTACACTCATAGTTAGCTGAGTTTTCTCTACACTCAAAATAGGCTGTAGTTGCAGCATGTTTCAACTGCTTTTGCAGTAATTCTACTGCAGCTCTCAAAGCATCGTTTTCAATCTTGAGAGCATCGTTTTCAATCTTGAGAGACGATTGTTCTGCGGTTTCCGTAATAGATGACATAACTTTATTGATAGTCTTAATAGATTGTATTTATTCATTATTATAAATAATCTTTTAGTTTTTATCCATCAATTTTTTTTAATCTTTTACTTGAAAATACCCTAAAATCGACCACATTGTGGTGTTGTCTTTAAGTAGTTTTAATATATGTTCAAATAAAGAAATAAAAATATAATTTAATTTATTCAAAATAAACTGCCATTTGAATTCCTTTTTTTTGAAAACTTGATTTTTCATAAAACTTTTCTAATTTTTCATCACAATATAAATTTACTTTATAACAATCATTTTTCTTAGCTTCTTCTACTAAATAATTTATTAGTTTCTCTCCATATTTCATTCCTCTATATTTTTCGTCTACACAAATATCTTCAATATGTGCTAATTTTGATATATTATGTATAAATTTATGTTCATATAATATTGTTCCAGTAGATATTAATTCATTATCTAATTCCATAACCCAAATAGATGAGTTATTATTTATTTTTTCTAAAATATTTAAAAAATCTTTTTTTGAAAATTGAGTAGGTCTTAAATTATTAATTAATTTTAAATATTTTTCATAATCATTTTCATTTAATTTACGTATTTTTGATATTACCTCCATAATTTTTAAATTATATTATTTTTATAAAAAAAACTTAATTATAATTTATATTAAATCTACTTTATTAAATAATATAAAAAAATGAATAATATTTTATTAATAATTAATTAGAATTAATTAATAAATACTTTTTATTTATTACTTAATAAATTTAAAAAATGTTTTCTTGTTTACTACTAATTTCGATTTATATTACAAATGTTTTATCTATCGATTTACAAAACTTTTTACCATATACATATAATAAAACTTTATATTTAACAAATAGTAATTACTATAATATTAAATATTATATGGAAGGATCATATTTATATGAAATAATTAATAAATATGATGGAAATTGCCTTAATTCATGCTATAATAAATTTGAAAATGTAAGATCTGAATATACAATTGCTATAATTGGAATTAGTATTCATTATTTAGAAGTAACGAATCAATGCGAATGTTCTGGTCAAGAATTATTAAGAAAAAGATTAAGTTTATATCCTCATATATTTACAATATCGGAATATAATGAAAAATACTTTAAAGAAAGTTATACGTATAAAACAATTATGTATCATACTTTTTTTTGGAAATATTCTAGAATTGATTGTAATAATTTTTTAGTAGATATTGCTAAAAAAAATCTAGCAGAAGCTATAATAGATATTAATTTTTTATGTAAAAAAGATGAATGTGTTTGTTCTGGAAAATTATTATATTTAAAAGAGTAAATTTTATAAATTTAGGTATAAGTATATATTTAAGATTAAATATTATTATTAATGAATATTTGCAATAAGTTTATAAGAAACTATAAATTATTTAACAGGAAAAGATTATAATAAATAAAAATATTAGGTTTAATAAAAATATAATTATAAATTATTATATATTATGGAAACTACTATTGAACAAAAAATAAAGGAAGACTTAATTAATAAAGAATTTAAAGATTGGGATAAAAGATCAATTAATTTTTTAATTTCAATATTTGAATTTGAAAAGTATAATACTATTTATAATGTTAATTTATTACTTTTAGATAATTATATTAAATGGTATAAAAAAGAAAAAAATAAAGAAAAAAATGAAAAAATGTATAAAATTGAAAATTTAGAATATATATATATTTTAATTAATAATAAAATATATTACGGGCTTACAGAAGATTATATAAAAATATTAAATAAAATAGAAGATAATCATTATTATTTTTATATATTAAATAAAATTATAGATTTATATGATTTTTTCTATACAAATATTGGATTTTTAGTATTATTAATAATTATTAGTATTAAATATATAATAACAACTATTTATACATTTTTCAATAATAAAGAAAACAATGAAAAACGCTATATATTTGAATTAAAAATACCAATACCAGATAATTTAATGAATAATCCATTAATTAAATATTTTTTAGAAAAAAAATTTTATTAATTTTTAATTTCTTCAAACAAATATATATTTAAAAAATAAAATATATATTTTTAATATAATGATAGGTAATCTATTTTATTCTAATAATAATAAGAATGCTATTAAATCTGTTATTAGTAGTGATATTGATAAGAATCTTAATATAAATAATTATAATATTATAATAAATGAAACAATGGACTATGTATCATCTCAAGTTAGTACAACACCTCCAAAAGGTGTAAAAACAGAAGAATATTTATTTTTAATGAATAAAAAAGTATATGATATAGTTCTACCAATAATAAAATCAGATACTAATAAAGTTAAAGATAAAAAAAGAGTTACTATAAATAATAGATTGGATATTACTAGTAATGATAATCAAGAACTTAATAATAAGAAAAATGATTCACAATTAGTAAATAATATATTTGATCCAATTTTAATGAGACAGTTTGAAAATCCAACAATTATTGATTATCCAAAACCGGCAACAGACAAATACGGATTAGAATATGCGGAAAATAAAGTTAAAAATTTAGAAAATGAAAGATCATCATTAACACCAAAATTAAAACCAATTGATTTTTCAATTAAAACAGATAACGATAATAAACAAGATACAACAAGAATGTATAATGAATTATTAACAAATTATAATTCTCAAATGGATAATATGAATAATTTTCAAACACAACAACAAAATATAAATAATAAAATTGATAATATAACAGAGTCAAATATATTAAATCATAATAATAATCAAAATAATTATACACATATTGATATTTTGCAAAATAAAAATAATACAAAAAAATTTTTTGAAAATGAAAATAAAAATATTTTATTAAATGATACTATAAAAAATGTTGCATATAATCGTAATGATATTGAAACATTTATAAGTGATGATATTGACGATGATTTTATTAATAAACTAAATAGTGATAATTTTATTAATAATTTAAATGGAGTAGAATCATTTAGTAATGAAAGTGTTTATGAAAATATTAATATGAATGATAATACAGTTAATTCTAATAATGATTTTAATACATATGATAGAAGTCAATTATTAAAAGCTGAATTTAGTAGTGTTAATCCACACTCTAATACAATAATTATTGACGAACCTAAATTTGATTTAATTGAAAAAACATTTTTTTTATTGTTTAATTCAGCAGATAGAGATTTATATGAATATCCGAATCAAACATCTTTTCAAGTTAAATTTTCTCCATCAGGTAATAATTTTAAATTTGATACATATTATGATGAACACAACACATTAATACTTCTTGAAAGAAATATTGTTTTTGGAGATGGTACAAAAGGAAGTGTCGGAGAAACATTTGATAATATAAGAAAGATAGTATGTCAATGTGTAATTGTACCTTTTAGAAATCTTAATAATGATAATTTTGGATTATATCCAAATATTTATAAAGAACCATGTTTATATTTATCCATACCGGAATTAAGAGGTCCATATAGAGGTGGAAATTTAATGACATATAATTCATTTGCAAAATTATTAATTGATTATACACAAAATACTAATGTATATTTAAATAAAAATAGTGGTTTATTACAATCTAATTTTGGAAAATTAACAATATCAAGTCCTAATGAATATTTTTTATATCAACCTGTTAGTGAAGGAAAACTTGATAAAATAACATTACAAATATTAAATCAAACTGGTAATTTATATAATTTTGGGATAGATAAATTATATATTGAATCATTTTCAGAAGGTGAATATAAATATAATGGATATTGTGGAAATAAATATTTAACAACAAAAGTAAAAATTCAAAATAAGAATAATGAATATAGTAAATATTGTAGTTTATATAGTAAAAGATTTAATGGACCATGTAATTTATTAAATAGTCATCCTGTTGAAAAATCAGATTTATTATTTTTTTATAATACAATACCAAATAATGATCAAATTGTATTTTTAGAAGATAATATAAATATAACAAAAATGAAGTATACCAAAAAAACTAATAAATTAGAAATTTTTGTATCCTATACAAAAATTATAAATGATGTAGAGACTGAAATATTTGTTAATTTTAAAAGTATTATACCTGGCGGAACAACTAATAATAGTGTTATTTTTAAAAATTATATTATAGTAATATATAATTCAAAAACAAATCTTTATTATTATTTAAATATTGATTCTTTTAAAGATAAAAGTATAACTGTTAATTATATTGATGGAATGCCATTATTTAAAGATTATTATAGTTTAAAATTAGGAATTACAAAATATAATTTAAGCGGATATAATAATAGTGATAATAATTCATTATTTTGTAAAGATGGTAATTATGTATTACAAACATATGAAACAGATGATTTTGAAGATCCAAATAAATGGATAATAGAAATAGATTTTCCATATTTAGATTTACCAGAATATTATAAAACTTTATATGAACCTGGTACTATTTTTTTTATTCAAAGTAAAATGCAGTTAAATTATACATTTTCTGTTACTATTATGACAAAAGATTATGATTCATTAAATTCAAAATTAAATGAAAGTGGTAATAATTAGTTTTTACTTAACTATTTTATAAGTTACGTAATAGAGAATAATCTTTTTATTTTACATTTAAACACATCTAATTCTGAGAACTTAAGGTTTTATAAAATCTAAAATATTTTTTAATAAATTTTCACTCAAAATTAATATGACTTTATAAAGTACAATTTTTCTCATGATCTTATTTTTTTAAAGAATTTATTTATTATTTTATTATAAAATATCAATTGAATTAATTTTAAATAAAATAAATATATAGTAATCATAAATTAAAATTACTTAAAGAATAGTTAATAATAGTTAATAATAATTTTTATTATGAATATTTTTTTTCCTAATTTATTATGTCATATAACACCATTATTAGCAATTGCTGGTTATTTAGCATATCCTAAACAACTTCGTATAAACCAAACATTATTGTACACATTGTCTGTTATTCATAATAGTTTATTAGTTACATTTAGTACTTGGACTTGTATATCATTATTACAAATATTGTATAATGATGGTATAGTATTCCAGTCTAATTATTATTTTCAAAATCCACAATTTGATACTGTTATTCTTTTATTTTACATTTCAAAATATTATGAGTTATTTGATACCTTCTTATTATACTTAAATGGTAAATCACCGATATTTCTTCAAAAATATCATCATATAGGAGCAATATTATCTTGGCATCTTACGTATATGTATAAAGTTGACGCAGTATGGATGATAACATTTCTTAATTCGTTTGTCCATATAATAATGTATTCATATTATTTAGGATGTTTATTGAAATTTAATTATGTAAGGTCTATCAAAAAATATATAACTTCTATACAATTATTTCAATTTTTTGTATTGTATATCAATTTCTATCTTTACAGACCTCCAATTGAACATTGGTTTAATTTTTATATTATTATTTTTTTTGCATTATATGGAATTGGTATTATTGGTTTGTTTGGAAAATTTTACTATGACAGTTATGTTAATAAAAAGATATTATAAAAATTCGTGTTTTAAATATTCAATATAAACTTCTATTATGAGCTGAATTAATTCATAGTAGAATATATCAAACATAAATAAATTAATATTTTATGTTATTTAATTAAAATACTTAATATGAATATTTTAATTTTAAATATTTTTTATGAAAATAATAATATTACAAAATA